GACAAGGAATACGGCTGCTGTGGTGTCCATCCTATAGGGATAAACTCTGAAGACAAGTGGCCGATTGAGATGGTGAACAACGTCTTTATAGGTCAAGGATGGGGCGTCCTCATATTCGTAGACAAGGACTTGTACGTCGACATACCGAGCGGACTCAAGATTTGGTTTGGTGACAACTGGATTTCAGAGGTATGCAAACCTTCAACGAGTCTGTTGTTCAACCTATATACAGAGATGTCGTCTTCTTCCAACTCAAGCGAACTGAAGGATGTAATCAGGGCGGACATATCTGAGTGGATACGACTTGTCAATCAGAGCAAAGGAGGCGATTCCGTAACTTTGCAGGGTGAAGGCGAAAAAGCGTAACTACAAGAAAGAGTACGAAGAGTACGGGTCTAAGCCAGAGGCCAAGAAGTACCGTGCGGAACTGAACAAGTACAACCGTGACAACGGCACGTATGGGAACGGCGATAAAAAAGATGCCGCACATGGTTCCAATGGGAAGATTGTTGGCTACATTAGCGCCTCGAAGAACAGGGCCCACAACAGGCCCGCCAAGAGAAACAGCAAGTAGTAACGGAAACCCTCTAAAATATGATTGATACCCTTGCAACTGTAGTTGATTCATTGCCAGTGGTGATGGACACTATGGCAGCCGTTGCAGATTCTGCAACAGTTGCTCAGACGGCACCGAACGAAGCGGTCGCTGAGTCTGGATGGTTCACTCCTGGAATCATCACCGAACTTCTCATCGTCTTCATGGCGTTGGTGAAGATTGTTGTTAACCTCACCCCTACGGAGAGAGACAACAAAGTGTTCGGGCTGTTTGACTCCATGATTAACGCAATCATCCCAGACAGAAAAAAGGCCTAACTGGCCTTGCCCTGTAAGCTCACGGGAGCCCCGACTAATAATCGGACGCGGCAGGTTCGATTCCTGCACAGGGCGCTACACCAATTCAATTAAAATGATTCTTCACCTTTATTTCCAGCTGCTGGCTGACCGCATCGGCAACCAGGCTTGGTACCACCTGTACTTCTGACAATCTGCGCCCGTAGCTCAGCTGGATAGAGCAACAGCCTTCTAAGCTGTGGGTCACAGGTTCGAATCCTGTCGGGCGTACAATTCTTTGACGTGCTGGTCTTTTTTCGCGTTCTGCACCTCTACGATTAAATAGGTGCGATTAACTGGGGGCGTAGCTCAGTTGGTTAGAGCAGGATGCTTATATCATCAAGGTCACAGGTTCGAGTCCTGTCGCCCCTACTCTTGATGTCACAAATTGTGATTGCAAGAAGGGTTTAATCATTTAAAGCCGATTAAGGTATTCGATAGAAAATCAGCGGTGTCCCTAAAAATGATTCACGCTTCTGTAGCTCAACTGGTAGAGCAACTGATTTGTACTCAGTAGGTTGAGGGTTCGATTCCTTTCAGAAGCTCTATATAGTCAGGTAGTTCAACTGGTAGAATGGCTGGCTTTATGCCACTGAATGTAGGTTCGACTCCTACCCTGGCTGCCAAACTCGGGAGTAAAACACGGCCAAACTCGGGAATTATCCTTGAGCATAATGCCTGATTGTTGATGCAAATGAAGCAGAATTGCGTCATTATAGCTACAATAGCGACTTAATGAAATAAAAAACCATCACGGTCATAAATCAAATGAAAGCAAAACTCTTGTGAGCAAGCACGCAAATCTCCCGCATCACTTCTACATAAACGTAGATAACAAGATGCTTGGTCCGAATATGCCAAAAGGCGTTACAAAGGGTATATGGCATGCTGTATATGGTCGTGAGTATCAGGTTTTGCTGTGTCACGTGGTCCTTGAAACTGGCGCTCATTGGAGTGGACTTCCGCTTCACGGAGTCTCCACTACAGAAGACTTTTCACTTGCTCACGAAGAACTGATGCCATGGAAGTGTATGGGTGATGACATGGATGTGTGGCACGTTCATTATCTTCACGGCCTTGAAGTAAAAACCAGGACTGGCAAAGGAAGACACACAGGCATCATGGTTGATTGGAAAGATGGGTATAGCATGTATCCGCAAGAGCACAAGCCACTTAATCTTGTGAATCTTGAAAGCGGTCAGTTTTGCTTGATGCCAAATAACTACTGTCTGTTTACGGACAGACACTTTACCTCTGAAGAAAAAGCAGAGGAGAAGAGACTTTACTTAAGAGGAGAAGAAATCTACTGGGAATAAAATGAAAGTAAAACTATTGTCCATCACCCCCAATGCTGAAGAACACATTGTCGAGGTTGCGCGTGTTTCTAGCTCTCGCGAGAATAAGAAGGAGGATTACAGCTCGCTCATAAAGTACCTCATAACTCATGCGCACTGGTCACCGTTTGAGCACTCCTACCTGACATTTGAGATAGAGACCAGCAAGGCCATAGCCATACAGCTTCTCAGACACAGAAGCTTTACATTCCAGGAGTTCAGCCAGAGATACCAGGACGTCAATGCCCTGTCAAAAGACGGAGGCATCTTTGAGCCAGTAGAGTTGCGTTGGCAGGCTGTAAAAAACAGGCAGTCGTCTGTTGAGCCAATGAACTCTGTTGTTCTTGACAGCAAGGTGGCCATGGTGTTTGCCGCATGTGAGCAGCTGTACAACAGCCTAATTGAAGCCGGGGTGTCTCGTGAGACGGCAAGATTTGTGCTGCCTCTTGCCACGAAAACAACGCTGCATATGACGGGCAGCGTACGCTCTTGGATACATTTCTTGCAGATTCGTGACGACCCTCATGCTCAGAAAGAGATACAGGATTTGGCAAAACTCATTAAACATATCTTTGCAGATAACCTGCCAGTAACGGCAGCTGCACTTAAATTTACATGAGTTGTTTGGTTGACTTAGAGGGCTACAAGGAGAAAGGAATAAAGATAGACCCTAACGGAAGCCACGGCGAAGTCATAGAACTTCACGGGCTTCTTGTCGTTTTACCCAAGCAGCCACCCAAAAAAGAGATATTGTTTCACGAGTTCCCAAAACGGGAACAAAGGTGGTCAAGGTTGCCAGTCCCCAAGGAACTTGAGAAGATTAGGTCTATGGACGAGTGGATGGAGAAGCCGCCAGAATTTAGGGCTAGGTTTTCTCCTTATATAGAAGAGGAGTACAAGAGGAGGAGGAACGGGGTGTGGTTTTACAACAACGGAGAGCCTACGTATGTCACAGGCAGGCACTACATGTTTCTTCAGTGGTCTAAGATTGACATAGGTTACCCGCATTTTCTACAGTTCCAACGTGAGATATTTCTTCATTTCGCTGCTTGTGAGGTTGACGAGCGTTGTGTTGGTCAGCTTTATACTAAGTGTCGCCGTTCTGGTTACACCAACATATGCTCTTCTATCCTTGTTGACGAGGGAACTCAGGTCAAGGACAAGACGATAGGCATACAGTCCAAGACCGGTAAAGACGCCCAGGAGAACATCTTCATGAAGAAGGTGGTTCAGATTTTCACAAACTACCCGTTCTTCTTCAAGCCTATTCAAGACGGCACCACCAACCCAAGGATGGAGTTGGCTTTTAGAGAGCCGTCTAAGAGGATAACAAAGAGCAACAAGAGCACGTACGCTGGAGATGCCCTGAACACTATAATCAACTGGAAGAACACCACTAACAACGCATATGACGGTGAAAAGCTTCATTTGTTGTACTTGGATGAGGCCGGGAAATGGGAGGCTCCGTCCGACATCAGAGAGGCGTGGAGGATAGAGCGTACGTGTCTTATTGTTGGTAAGAAGATTGTAGGGAAGGCCTTGGTTGGCAGCACCGTTAACCCCATGCAGAACGGGGGTGAACAGTACAAGAAATTGTGGGAAGACAGCAACCCGTTTGAACGTAATGCCAACGGAAGGACCAAGAGCGGATTGTACAAGATTTTTGTCCCGGCTTACGACGCCCTGGAAGGCTTCTTTGACACCTATGGCAACCCCATAGTAGAAACACCAGATTCAGAGGTAGATGTTTTAGATGGTGGACAGACATCTATAGGCGCGAAAGACTTTCTACGTAACGAGCGAGAGAGCATGAAACATGACTCTTCAGAAATGAATGAGATAGTCAGGCAGTTCCCGTTCAACGAAGACGAAGCTTTTAGAGACAGTATCTCGGGTAGCATATTTAACGTAGGAAAGATTTACGAGCAGATAGAGCACAACCAGGAACTATACCCCAACCCCGTTGTACAGGGCAACTTTATATGGGAGGAGAAAGACAAGAAGGTTGTGTTTTCACCTAACGTCAACGGAAGATTTAGAGTCTGCTGGATGCCCCCTAATGAAGAGCGAAACGTGATAAGAGAGGCCCATGGGAAACGCGTCCCACCGTTCTCTGACTATGGGTGCGGCGGAGTTGACTCCTATGACATCGACGCCACCGTAGACGGAAGGGGCTCTAAGGGGGCCCTTCACATGTACAACAAGTTCTCCATGAATAGGCCGTCTAACATGTTTGTGGTGGAGTATGCCTCTCGTCCTGACATGGCCAAGATATTCTACGAGGATGTGCTTATGTGCGCCTTCTTTTATGGCTACCCGCTGCTGATAGAAAACAACAAGTACGGTATAGTCAGGTATTTCGAACAAAGGGGATACGATGGGTACATCATGGATAGACCTGAACACCTTAAGATTTCTGGGTCTAACGCTAGCGTGAAGACCAAGGGGATTCCATCGAACTCACAGGACATCATCCATGCACATGCCCAAGCCATAGAGTCTTACGTTCACAACCATGTTGGAATAAACTATGAGACTGGGGAGATGGGGAAGATGTATTTTGACAGAACTCTGGAGGACTGGATTGGTTTTAAGATTGACAAGCGCACTAAGTTTGACTTGACCATAAGTTCCGGTCTGGCGCTCCTTGCAGCCCAAAAAGCAAAGGAAAAGCCAGTGGCGTCATTTGAGGACAAGAGATTTGTGCGTAGATACA